TTTACTAATAAACATATGACCACTTAATAAGAATTCTCTTTGTGCTGGAGATAAATATGGGAATGCATCTTGAATGTATGCACCTTGTCTGTATTTAAATAAATCTGGTGCTTTAACTGTTACAGATTGTTCTTTGCCTGTGTTTATCACAATGCCTGTAAATGTATAAATATGTTCAGGCTCATACTCTTCAGTATAAGTACAATATTTGTCTGCGTAGTTCATTTTTTACCCCTCTTTAAGATTAATCAAATTTGCCATTGCCATTAAATATAAATGCATCTCTAAATTTATTTCTTTTCTTACTATTAACATATTCATAGGTATCAAGTGTATGATCTCTGTCCAATGTAAGTATACTCTTCATCTTTTCTTTTAATTCACCATTGTCAAGAATATAATACCTACGACAATCGGGACAAGTACACTTAGGGCCGTGTTCTTTGAACCAAAGATGTTTTGATGGAGGAGCTCCACGACTACTCTTCTTTTGAGTTTGTTTAATTTTTTGTTCTTGCTTTGGTACAAGTTTAATCTTAGTCATAATGTTACCAATATGTATGCCATGTATACCATGAAATAGATTGTTAATAGTGTTGTTAATGCACCAAATGTAACGAATACAGAGTTGATTAAGAAGTCAATATATTTAGATAGGGTTATTTGTTTAAGTACTTTAGATAATGTCATGTTGTGCCCCATGTTATTGTTAAAAGAGGTAGTTATAAGTGAGTAGTGGTCAGTATTTGTCACTAAGTATGTGTATCTATCCAACCACTATGTCACTATTTTTCACCACAGTCCCCCCGAAGGGGGTGGAATCAGTCCACTACTGGTTGATACTCGTACGGAGTCTTAGGTGAGTTCTGGAACCTGGCTGCCTGTTGTGCCAACTTGTCCACCTCTGCCTTAGGGAAGTACATGATAGTCCCTGTACGGAAGGTTACTTCACAAATTGATGAGTCCACTTCCAGTACCATAATGGAACAAGGAACGAGAACCCACCGACCATTGATTTCAAGGTAAAGTTGATGTGTCATCAGTTACCCCTTTCATCGGTTATTGGTTTCTAACTAAAAGAAGGAATTAGATATTCCTCTACTCACCCCTATGGGGGATGAATATATGTGCATATCAAAATGGTGCTATTTTTTCAGTAATTGTATATTTAACTATTGACTTATAGGTTTTCTATATTACATTCTTTTATATATATAGAGCCTATTAATTAATATATGAATTTTGAAACTTTCAGGAAAAAGTTGGGAATTATACAGAGTGACTACATAGACATTGATAGGACTCTTATTATTAAGTTTCATATTGTTGGATCAAAACGTATGGAAGATTGTACAGAGAAAGAATTGGAGAAGATTATGAGAGCTTACAGAGAGGAATACAAGCTTTCAAACAAACGATAAACTTTTTGGGTAAAAAAGCGTTATATTTGCCTATGGAAAACAAAGACACCTCAAGCAGTGTTGAATTACATGAATTCCCGTTTGTGCCAATTGAAATAGATGGTAGTGTATATAAAATTCACCCAGTTGTATCACAACTAATTAATAGCCTTACTGAACAAGTCAGAGAACTAGTAGAAATAAACTTTCCAGACTTTGATGAGAGTCAAAAGAATTAAGGGAATAGAACATTGTGTCTATAAAGACATTGATGAGTTTAAGGAGTATAATCCAGATACTAATGTACAGTTCAACTGGAGAGACTCACATGAAGGGCAGTGGGTATTAGCAGATGATCTTGGGGTCATACAAATACTCAGGAAGGCAAAACTTAAGCATCCAAATGATTCTGAAAATTATAAAAATGCTGACGGATATGTTCGTACTGTTGTTGGCACTTTTATTATCAAAGATAATTCATATATGGATACTGATTTCAAGAAACATCCAAACAGGTATACATTTAGTACTAATATCAAAAATACTAGAGACAACATTAAAAAAAGGGACAAAACGACAAAGAAAGAAAGAGCGTTTTCCGCAAATGTTATATCTGGCATTGGGATTGCTAAATCCTACATGGATGCGTTCACAGAGGATAATCATGATAAAGCAAGGAGAAAAGGTCTAGTGTTATTAAAACAAGATAGAGTAATAAAAGAAATTGAGCAAGGGGCTTTAGATGTTGCTAAAGGTCTAGGTATTGACCATGAGTATGTTCTAAGGACATTAAAGTGTCTTGTTGACAATAGTGATGATGAGAACATTAAGTTGCAATCTGTAAAAGAATTAGGAAAAGTTGTTGGTACTTTAGGTACGACTACTATAAAACAAAGAGAAATGGGGGTTTTTGGTATGTTTGATGGATTTGATCCTGAAATTTTAGACTCTGCTAAAAGAGAGGCTTTACCAGCTGAGAAAGTAGAGTAGATAATGGTATGTCCACATTGCTCTTCTCTTTATGTAGTTAAAGAGGGGAAAAGAAAAAACAGTGAGGGTGCTTTATATCAACGTATGTCTTGTAAAAGCTGTAAGAAGTGGTATTCTCTACCAATTGATACAGAAGTTAGAGGAAGACTGCCAGAAATATCTTCCGGGAAAATACTTTCAGTAAAATATAATGAGAAAGTAAGAATACATGGGTTAACAGATGTTCATGTTGGAGCCAGTGAGTTTGACATGAAGAAGTTTAAAGAGTGTATTGTTACTATTATGGAAGACCCTAATGCAAGATGGTTTGGTAATGGAGACTTAATAGAATTAATACCACCGGGTTACAAATCAATATCTCAAAGAGGACAATCAATACCTCCAGAAGAACAATATTTGACATTTCTTGATTTAGTACAGCCAATAAGAGATAAATGTCTATTCTTAAGAGGTGGAAACCATGATTTCTTAAGAAGTCAGATTATTCTAGACCTAGATATAGTTAAATTGATTGCGAATGAACTTAATGTTCCATATTATCCAATGCCGGGATATACTAGGATAGATGTTCAGGGAACAAGGTGGAATTTGGTAAGTGGTCATGGGAAAAGTGGTGGAAAGAACGGAGATTTAGAATTAGACAAAATGGCTGCTGTATATAGTCAGGGTGATGTATTTTTCTTAGGTCATAATCATCAACTGTATGTAAAGCCAATTGACTCTTTAAAAATAGTAAACGATGAGGAAACATTGTACAGACGTTGGTATATTCGTGGTGGAAGTTTCTTGCGTTACGCTGAATATGCAAGGTACAGCTTCTACCCAATAGTGAGAGCTGGGTGGACTACAATAGAATTTTCAAAAGATAGGATAAAATGTTGGACTAATTGAGTGGAGAATGCGAATACGATTTTAGGAAAAAAGCTAACTCTAGGAGAAGCAATAAAGGAAATGAAAACATTATCAATGGGAATAAACGAATTTCATATTGTGAACCCAACATCAAGTGTTGTTTCAAAGCTCACAACTCTTGTAAGAATCATTGAGAATATTGAAGTTCCTACATTAATTGGGAATATGACAGATTGAATATAAATTCAAGAAACGTCTCTGAGGCTGAGGAAGTACTCCAACTAGCTAGAAAAGATTTAATAGCATTTGGTAAATTATTCCTTCCAGATGATTTCAAGAGAAGCGAAACTCCCCCATTTCATTATGAGATGGCTGATGCTATTGATGACAAGGAATGTAAGCAATTAGCAATCATTCTTCCTAGAGGGCACGGTAAAACTGTATTAACTAAGTGTTCTATTATAAAAGATTTCTGTTTTACTCCTAAAGATGATATGCATTTCTATGCTTGGGTATCTGCTACTCAGAAACTTTCAACTGGTAATATGGATTATATTAAGTATCATTTTGAGTTTAATGATAGTATTAAATATTATTTTGGTAATCTAAAAGGAAGAAAGTGGACAGAGGAAGATGTAGAACTTTCTAATGGATGTAAACTTATATCTAAAAGTAATGTTGCTGGTATTCGTGGTGGTGCTAAGTTACATAAAAGATATGATCTGATTATATTAGATGATTTTGAGCATGAAGCAAACACAATCACCCATGATGCGAGGTCTAAAAATGCAAATCTTGTTACTGCCGTTGTTTATCCTGCGCTTGAACCTCATACTGGTAGGCTCCGTGTTAATGGCACTCCCGTACATTATGATTCCTTTATTAATAATCTTATTACCTCTAATGCGAAGGCTAAGAAAGATAAAAGAGAGTTTGCTTGGAAAGTCATAACATATAAGGCTATTCTTCAAGATGGTTCTCCATTATGGGATAGTTGGTTTCCACTTAAAAAATTAGAAGAGAAAAAGAAGTTTTACCAAGACTCAGGGACTCCATCCAAGTTCTATCAAGAATATATGATGGAAGTTCAGTCAGAGGAAGACTCTGTATGGAAACATAGTGATATTAGATATTGGGAAGGACATTATGAACATGATAGTGATAATGATGTTAATTATCTATATATTAGTGGAGATAAAGTTCCTGTTAATACATTCTTAGGCTGTGACCCCGCAACAGATATAGATACTAAGGAATCTGATTATTCTGTTATAATGGCTGTGGCAGTTGATATGGAAAACAATCTTTATGTTCTTCACTATGAAAGACATAAGTCAATACCCACCATTGGATCAAAGTCTATGACAGATGGGGAAATAATTGGGAAGAAAGGAGTAGTTGATTATATATTGGAACTTCATGAGAAGTATCATTGTTTATCAAGTACAGTTGAAGATGTGGCTATGAATCGTTCAATTTTTCAGGCTTTAAATGATGAAAGACGTAGATTAAACAAGTTCCATATATCCGTAATTCCACAGAAACCAGGCGGGCATCAAAAGAGAAACAGGATTTATAGCGGATTAAGTGGAAGGTTTAGTATGGGATTAATAAATATAAGAGAAAATATGTTTGATTTAAGCAACGAAATACTTACTTTTGGGCCGAGAATGGCGCATGATGACACCATTGAAACACTTTATTATGCAAGTTTGCACTCTTTCCCTCCCAAATATGCTAAGAATAAAGACGAAAACTATTGGTATAAACCTAAGCGTAAAGCAAAGCATTGGATAGTAGCATGAATGAACAAACACCATTAGAAGGACTTGAATCACAGAAAAAGTGGTTAGACTTGCCGTGGGATTATAGAATGGAAACTACTTATGGGGCTGGAGGCCGTAAGGGTGGTAACATTGATGAGAAGCAAATACAAGACTATAATGGTCTTAGATGGTTCTTGTTTAACCTTGATGTTGAAGATAACAAACAAGTAGCCGTTGCCCAAAGACAGTTAAACTCAGTTTATGATAAAGTAGAGTCTGGACTTTCTCCTCTAGAGGCTAAAGGTGAATTAGACCAGAGGACTACTGCCAGAATAAAGAATTATATAGAATTATTTGATGCTTATTTAGATACAGATAAAGATACGAGAGAAGCTGTAAGAATAGCAAATCAGGTTATGCATCATAGGAAATCACCATTTACAATGTCAAAAGACACTACAAGTTTAAAAGAAAGATTGGATGAATTAAACTTTAATAAAGAAACCGCAGAGTTTCTAAAAGAATTGGAGATGATAGCTAAATGAGTACTAAAGGAGATTTTACACATAAACCTGACGATCAATCATTAGAAAATAAAGCAGAATCTGGTTCTCCCACTTTTGGTGGTGCAACTAAATCTGTTTGGCAGGGGTTTGTTGATTCTGCTGGTTTTCGGAAGAGACATCCAAATATATCATTAAACAAAAGAAAAAAGAAAAGGAAGTATTAATGGTAAGTATACCTCAAATACAATCTCTTGTTTCTGATGTATGCCATAAAATGGGGGAAAAATTTGCATCTCAAGATGCTATAAAGCTTGTAGTCGCAACTGGAATTGTTGAGTCAAGATATGAGTACATTAGACAAATGGGAGATGGGCCCGCTAGAAGTTTCTGGCAAGTAGAGCCCGCAACTTGTGTAGATAACCTAGCTCACTATCTTAAACATCGGACAGAATTAATGCAAAAATGTGCAACTGCAAGTTTAGTAGATGTAAAACATTGGCAGAATTTTGATGAAAAAGTATGGGCTGATATTTTAGAAAAGAATATAGCAGCTGGTATTGTTCACTGCCGTATTAAATATTGGAGAGTGCCCAAACGTATGCCTAGCACAATAGGAGGAGCAGCGAATTATTGGAAAAAATATTATAATACCGAAGGTGGGGCTGGGAATCCAGAACATTTTATTGACGCATATAGAAAATATTTAGGTAATGCCTGATCCTACTTTATATCAAATGATAAGTGGTGGATTAACTTCCAAAGAACATAGAGCTCAGGTTAAAGGTCAGGCAAAACCAGAGTTAGATATACATAAATCTTTGGATTATCTTGGGATGATGCCGGGAGGAGCCCCAGCTGATATTATAAACGCTGCTATATATGGGGCAAAAGGACAAGCTGGAAATTCTTTAATATCTCTTTTAGCTGCTATCCCTGTTATTGGAACGGTAGCTTCAAAAGCTAGGCGTGCTGGTAAGCTAGTAATAAAAACAAGAGGAGTAGGTGGAGTATACCCGGGGTGGAAAAAGAATATTAAAAATTATGCTAAAGTAAATCCTAAAAAGTTAAAAGATTATGATGATATTCTTACTCAAGCTGAGAGTAAGAGTATTGAATTTGGAGATGATAAAAAGGGGTTTGTTAAATGGTTAAGAGATTTTAATAAGGAGATGGGACTTGAGGATAAGGTAAGAGTCCCAAAAATAAAGAAAAAAGGAGTGAGTAAATCAGATGATTACAAATTTGAAAAAGGTGGTATGGAACTAGAACAGCAATCAAAGATTGGAGTTGATCCAAATTTCACGAGAAGAGATGCTACTAATCCAGAAGGAGTGATTGCAAATCCAGTCCGAGTGGCATTTGAAAAAAGAAGAAGAGAATTTGAGAGAATGAAGCCAAGTAAAAGTTTAACACAGAGGGTAACTGACTAATGCCTAGAAAAACAAATAAAAGCAAAGCTCAGAGTATATTTCAATTGTGGAAAGCTGCTAATGGGGCTTGGAGAAGAAAGTGGCGTTCTGTATCACAACAAGGAGAAGATTTTTATCTTAATGACCAGTTAAGTGGGGAAGAAATGAAATCCCTTCAAGAAGCTGGTATGCCTACATTTATTATTAATAGAATTACACCTGTAATTGAGATGATGAAATACTTTGTTACAGCTAACAATCCAAGATGGCAGGCTGTAGGAGCTGAGGGAAGTGATTCTCAGATAGCTGCTGTCCATGCTGATTTAGCTGACTATTGT